TTGTTGTCTGTCATGTCTGACAGTCTTTCAATCTCATTCCAAACGTGATCAAACCCAATGAAATGTGAACGTGGGAACGTAAATGCTTTAGTTACCATAACGGTTTCTCCTTTTCTTAAAGCGAGGTGTTGTTAGTGAGACCCACCCTATGTGGCATCTCGACCTTATTTATAACACATTTTCATGGTAAATTCAAGCCCTATGACATTTTTACATGTTAACTATCTCGGCTAGAATATTGTGGGGGTCGGTCTCACCATAGGGATCGTCACCAGCATTATCTTCTCTGCCAGGTTCTACCCAACTATGAACGATCTTCTGACCGTCGATGTAGACTGCGTATCGCCATGACCGTTGACCGAATCCAAGATTGTCCTTATCTACTAACATACCCATCTGTCGGGTAAACTCCCCAGATCCGTCTGGAATGACCTTGACGTTCTCTAAGTTCTGATCTTTTGCCCATGCATTCATGACAAATGAATCGTTGACAGATAGACAATAGATCTCATCGATCCCGATGGCCTTGAACTGTGGATACAACTTCTCAAAGTCGGGGAGTTGGTAAGTAGAACATGTGGGCGTGAATGCGCCTGGCAATGAAAAGACGATAGACTTTTTACCATCGAAGAGTTCTTGGGTGGTGACATATTTCCAAACGTATGATGCATCCCCCGTGATTGGACAGACGGTTGATTCGTCTGGTACACGAGTTCTGAACATGACCTTGGGTAATTCAGTAATCATAATATTCCTCAAATATAAGTGGATGGGTCTGGTTGTCCTTCGACACCAAAGGAAAATGTGACCCGTGATTTTCCAGTGATGATTTGATGATGTGTACCACGAGGTATGAACACACACTCGCCTTGAGTGAACGTCTTGGGTTCGTCTTCATACTCAGTGTTCTCTACACGAATTGAAATATCTCCTAGTACTTGTACTAAGAAAACATCCATGCGATCTTTGTGCCACGGATAACTTTCACAGTCTCTTCCGAAACCAAAGAAAGAAATATTTGTGATGGCGTTTTTCCAAAAGAAACCCTCCATCTGTTTTACAATATCGTGAGCAAATTTAGGCGAACTCTGACGCAGGTGAGAACTTTTTAAAAAGAATCTCATCTTGTCTTTATGATGATCGATTAATTTTTCGGGGTGTGTATCGAGAAATCGTAGAGCTTCATCCCATGTCCAAGGGTCAAGTTCTACATTACCAAAGACAGGCGTCTTCGATCTCACCTTTACATTATCAAAATTAAACGTCATACTAGTGCGATGTTTCTCTCTCTAACAACTGTGGTCAGTAAATTGCCGTGTTTATCGTAAGTGTATGTAGTCTCCGATTGCACATTCTCTGCACTATTAACACGAACGGTGGCCTTAACCACCGTAGTATCATACTCCACTTTGTTGAAGTATGAAGGTGTAGGTGTCGATGGCGCAACAGGTGGAATTTCTGACATTAACGAGTTCCGATATTATACTTGGGACACAGTTCCCATTCGTCCTTCTCTCTAAACCCGATTATCTTAATCTGTCTCAACGGTGCACATTCTTTTGCCTGATTGGGATCAACGATCTGAACCAAACCCCAATCGGATAAGAGTGTTGTGATAGAGTTTCGTCGTTGGATATCAGACAACTCAAGGTTAGACTTCTTACCGTCAAGTAAGAACAACTCTTTGAAATGCACAATAAAGTATCTACCCTGTTTGTGTAGTATGTGACAAGACTGATACAACTTCTTCTCTCTACGAGACGCAACTCCTATACGAGTCAGAGTTTCTCTGACCTTCAGAAAGTCGTCGGGTTCGTTCAAAATGATTTCTAACATGTCGTCTGGCGACCACGGACTAATTTCTTCCACCTTTATACATCCTCGATTTTATTATTTCAACTTGTTCTTGGGAGAGTAGAGGTAGGATAGATTTTGCTTTTTCATTGCTGTATCCATAATATTCTTTTACCACTTCCAAGTTCTCAATATCTTCAGGTTTCCCCCATTTGGAAAACCGTTTTCTTTTCCTAACTATATTTAGTAAAAAATCATATTGAAGTTTTTTATCAAGTTCATAATACCGGTTCATGGCGTTAGCCACCTGTACCGTATCGGGAAAGTATGATAGTTGGTGATTTGTCAGAAAAGGGTTGTACCCCTTCTCCGATTCGTCATCAAGAATCAGATTAGTCTTCTGATAATTGATAGAGTTTACATAGTCAAACGGGTTCATCACAAAACCTCCACGTTTGCCATGATTTCCGTCATACATGCAACCATATTCAGTTCATGGTCTGCGACAAACGCATCCTTGTACTGGTAGTCTGCAAGTATTAGAACAAGTTGCGGAATAGAGTTCGGTTCTACTTTCTCGTACATACTGTTGTACAGGGTACGGAAGATAGTAGATGAATCCACGTCCATGTTGTTACTGATCCACGACCGCATCTTCTTGAAGTTCTTTTCCTTCAGTGCGGAGTATAGTGCATCGTAACTAGTATCAGTCTTTGCGAGACGTTGGATCTCCAGTGTACCTTTGGCTGACGCACGTTGCAATTCGTTCAGAACACGACGCCAGTCCGGTGCGTGTTTCATAATCAACTCTGCAAGATCCTTTGCCTGACCAGAGAAGTCAACCTCTTCGTCTTTCAGAATATTGATTACACGTTGATAGAATCCACCGCAGAGAGACTGCATGTCTTTCTTAGTGGTGTTAAACTCATAGACACCACACCGACTGTGTAGTGGTTCGATGACGCGGTTCTTGAAGTTACACGTCAGAATGAATCGACAGTTATCAGAGAACTCTTCGATAAATCCACGCAGTGCGGGTTGAGTAGATCGCGCATTGAGATAGTCTGCTTCATCAAGGATAACTACCTTGTATCCACCAGTTAGAGAAATACTGGACGCGAATCGTCGAATCTTGTCACGTAGGACATCAATACCACTATCCTCAGAACCATTGATCATAATGTAATCAAGTTCTAGTTCTTCGCAGATTGCTTTTGCGACGGTGGTTTTACCTAGACCAGCGGTACCAGTAAACAACATGTTTGGTACTTCGCCAGTGGCGACGATATCTTTAAAGGTCTTCTTCAGACCATCGGGGAGAATACAGTCTGAGACTGTTTGTGGTCGATACTTTTCGACCCATAGAAACTGGTTCATAATATACATCCATAATAAAATAGGGGACTGAAGTCCCCATTATAACATTAAACTTCGAGTTTTGCAAGTATCTTGGCTTTGTTCCAAGACTTGGGAATCTCGATGCCTTTACTGGCGGCGTGATCCAGAAGTTCATTCTTGGTCATGTTTGCCAAGTCAACTACTTCCTCGACAACCTGTTCAACTGCTTCAACTGCATCGTCGAGATCGACATCACCATCACCATCAAGATCTAGGGTACCGGAACGAGTGACAACATAAATCAATCCACCCACAGCAACCAGACCTAACAATAAGAAGAATAAATCCACGATTAATCCTCCGTTTCTTCTTCGCTAGTTTCACCTTGAAGGGCTTCTACACGTTGGATAAGATTAATACATTGATCACGTAACTGACCAATAGTAGAAAGTTCTTCACCCCTAAAGCCGCCTCGACCGGCGACCGTATCTACTACAGCGACTGTACTACGAGTCACTCGATTGACTAGGTCAACCATTTGATCATCCATAAGATATCTCCTTAAAATTTACTGGACTTTTGTAGCGCTACCCAATATTCAGTATTGGATTCTGTGTTCACAAAATGTGAAATAAATTGAGAAGACAGTTCAACACGATAGTTACCGTCTTCGATTAGTTTCAGGTTATTGATGTTAAATACAACATTCAAATCGGGGTGGTCTGTTTCACCCTCAACCGCAATGTCAAAAGAGTGTGACGTATCATCGTCATTATCCTTGACAGTAAGCGTGATCATAGATCCGTCCATAGAGACATTTACGTCACTATGACCCATCGCAGCTGCAGCACCTTTGATTCTACTTAGTGTTGTACTATCTAGGGTAAACCACGCATCAACACTTGGGAGTGCCAGATCTTTCTTGGCCACTGTCAGTGTGTCGGGTGACGAATAAAAATACTTAATCTTGGATCGACCAGTAGAGTCGGAGATTGTTACATTCTCATCAGAGAAAGATAGGTTAGGTGAGTCAACCAAGTTCATGACACTCAGAAACTCACGGAGATCGTAAATACCAAAAGACTGTGGGAAGTCCATGTCAATAGTAGACTTTGCCAACACGGTCTTAGATTCCGATACGGTTCTCAGGACGTTGCCTTCACTAATATAAATGTTCCCATTGATTCCAGCGAAGTTGCCGAGAACCTTGAGGGTTCGTTCAGATAATTCCATAATACATTTCCTAAAAGTTTTTGATTAATGCGTCTATTCTAACAGAAGTCTGTGGTAATGTCAACAGGTTGTTGCCTTTCTTTTACAAAAATTTGTATGCATTTTCGAAAGTGTCGTCCATTGATGATGGTCGAGCGATGATCGACAGCACCGATATGCACTGCCTTGTTGTAGTCCGGTGTAACTCGTTCCACTTTGCCTTGTTGGTTCTTGTACAGGAAGTCTCCACCCCACTCCAAGTCCCACTTACGGTTGAGGTATATGGTAATCGCACCCGCTCGTCGATTCTTTTCGAGGTGTGCTTTGAAGTCCATATGCCATTCAATACGAGAACCACCAGTCCACACAAAAAATTGGCAGGCTTCTGGTGTTTCTGGTTCTAAGTTAGGATAGTGTTTCTGTATGTCGAGTAGAATGTTTTCATAAAGTTTAGGGTTAGACTCTACGATACGGTGAACCAAGACAAGGTTCTCATACCGTTCAAGTCTGGGGTTTGAGTGTGTACCTGTCTCTTTACCCTTTAACCAACCGTAGTTAGTTGACCATACGTGTTTGTCACTGTTGATCAAGTGATCACAATACGACGATGCCGCATCGGCAACACGATCGGTTAGAAAGTTTTCATGTTCTCGAAAGAACCAATCTCTTGGTGGTGGTCTCTGATCACTCATAGTATCGTACTAAAATTCTTCCTCTTGACGAACTCGATCTTTTCATCGAACTTTTCGTCTAGTAGTTCACCCTTGTGAGAAATGACAAACACGTTTGTGTCGTCGCCAAGTGTATCTAGTATCCTTGTTAAGTTGTCCACACCCTCAACGTCCAGAGACGAATCGAATGTCTCATCAAGTATCAGTAGGTTAGTGGCAACAGAGTTCTTCATCTTTGCCACCATGCGCCATGTGAATAGTAACGCAAGATCGATACGCTGTTTCTCACCCTCAGAGAATGAGTCATATGAGAATGCATCACGGTGTCGTGACCGTATGGTTTCCTTGAACGTGTCGTCCAAATGAAACGAGACAAAGAAGTCTAGTATCTGTAAGTACTTGTTTGTCAGTTGATTAATGACTGGCAGATACTCTTTGACGATCTTGGTCTTGATACCCGTGTCCTTCAGTAGTTCGGTGATCACAGAAGAGTACGCAGCCTGTTCTGCGAGTTCTGCCTTACCTTCTAACAGTTCACTCCTATCTGAGGTTAACTTCGTCAGAGTTTCCTGTTCGGTTTCGATGGTTGCCTGATCGCCATCCAGTTTACTAATAGACTCTTGGATCGTGGTTATCTGCCGTTGATATCCATCGATAGTGATTTGTTTCTTATCGAATTCGGATATTTGTTCGCGCAGTTCATTAGACTCTGTGGTTACACTCTCCAGTCGTTCGGTGAGTCCTTTGAGTTTTCCTGCCGCGACGTGTCGCCCTTCTTCAAGGTCGTCCCATTGTTTGGACGCTCGTTGCGTTTTTTCTTGTTTAAGTTCTTCGTCGATACTCTGACTACAGGTGGGACAAGTGGAGTTATCTTCATAGAATGTAATCTCTTTGTTTAGTTCTTTTTGTTTGACACCAAACTGGTGATCGTATTTCTTGATCTCCGTAATCTTGTCTACGATGTCATTGTGTTTTGCGGTCAGATCTTCTAAGAAAGATCGGTCGGCCTTAATCATACCCAAACGCACGTTGTTGATTGACTCTTCGAGTTTGGAGATCTCTAACAGTTTCTCTTTCTTGGCATCCTTACTGACATTACTCAGTCGATCAACATACTTCTTCTGAGTAGACAGTTTGTACTCTAGGTTCTCGATGTCTGCAAGATTGGCACGAATCTTTTCTTTGAGTATTGAGTTCCGTTCCTTGAGAATACCATTCATCTTGGAAAAGACATTGATGTCAAGTAGATCCTCAATCACCTCACGACGATGTTGTGCGGGTAACTGCATGAACGGCACAAACGACGACGATCCCAACACCACGATCTGGTGAAAGGATTTGTGGTTTAGTTTGAGAATGTTTTGTTCGAGTACCTTCTGGTATTCTTTGTTGTGGCTGTCCTGATTGAGTAGAGTACCATCACGATAGATCTCAAACTTTGTTGGTTTGAGTCCACGCATAACTTTGTACTCTGATCCCAGTGCAGAGAACTCCACCTCCACCATACAGGCCTTGCCATTGATGGAGTTGATCATCTGCGCCTTGTTGATATTACGATGCGCCTTACCGAACAGGGCAAAGGATAGTGCATCCAATAACGTAGACTTACCCGCACCATTCTGACCTACGATCAGTGTTGATGCGGAACTATTGAGATCTAATTGTGTAAACGAGTCACCGGTACTAAGAAAATTCTTGTACCGTAAAGTCTTAAATATAATCATACGAGTTCGAGTGTCTGAGCCTCTACCATCAATTCACGCACCATCCCTTTGATGGTGTCTTTACTCAGTGGTGTATCCACTGCATCAATATAAGTATACAACAAATCTTCAGTAGATTCAACTGATATTTTCGAATCCTCCACATTATTACCAACAAACTCTTCGAAGTTTTCTGCGATCTTCAACTCATGAATCTTGCGAGAGTTGACCCTATTGATGAACGCATCGAACTGTTTGGGGTCTGACTTGTTGGTTACAATGACCTTGACGAACTTGTTGTCCAAGTGTCGAATGTCTCTGACCATTGGGTTTGAGTTTTCATCATCATAGTATATCTTCGCAAAGAGAGTTTCCGTATTCTGGACAGGCGTTAGTTCCCGTGTGTCCGTATCGAATACATGGAAGTACTTCGGATCGTGTGCGTCACTCCAGAAGAACTCCATCTGAGATCCCAGATAATGAATGTTACCGATGTTAGACTTGGTATGGAAGTGTCCAGATAAAACCATCTCGAAACGATTGAACACCGATGCCTTCATGCCATGCGTACATGGAATACCAGCCTGCATCTCAAATCCTTCGAGTTCTAAGTGTGCACCCACATGTGTTGCTTTGCACTTAGAAAGAAACTTCATTATTTCTTCTTCGTTCTGATCGTTAATCCACGGAACGAGTGCCATGTCCATTCCATCATAGTTCACCACCATTGGTTTTTCAATGATGCGTACTTCTTCCATATAATGACCCAATAGTTCTTTGAGGGCACTAAGGTCATTCGTGTTCTTGTAGTACACGTCATGGTTGCCGGGAATGATATCCATGTGTATCTTGTACTCACGGAGTTTCTCTAAAAAGATTTGACGATTGTGTTCCAACGCCTTGAAGTTGATGAACTTACGGTTGTCGTAGTAGTCACCAAGGTGTAGGATCTTTGTAATACCGTTTTCTCTCAGATAGGGAAAGAACACATCACGATAGAATCGTTCTTGGTAGTCCATCATCACTTCGGATGAATTACGAATACCACAGTGTGTGTCATTTAATATTGCAATTTTCATTCTTCGTCATCACCCATCAAGAAGTCAGATAGGTCTGAGTCCACACGGCGTCGTCGACGTTTGCGAACCTCTTTCCCATACTCTTTAACGGCTTTATCAGTTTCCTTTACCATGTCGATACGTTCTCTCAGACCATCGACAAAAGACTGTGTCGCCTGTAACGACTCATCACTTTGTATTTCATCTGCAATCAACATAGAGATATCACTCTCTGTGAGATACTTGAGTTTGATATCTTGTTGTTTCTTTTCTTTCTGAATCCGACGTAAGAATGCATACCACGCGATTTGTGTAAAGTACGCAAACGCATTTGGTTTACCGGTACGTGTCGCAGTCTCCAGATTGTAGTTGTCGACTGCCTTCAGACAGTTTTCGACGGCATCCATCACCATCTCTTCACGATAGGTGTACCGCACAAAGTTTGCCTTGTGTGACAATCCCTCAGAGATCTTTAGAAAACAGGAAGCGATGTAGTCTGTTACTATGGGTTTGGGGTTTCCTTTCTCCACTTCTACGTTACACTCCGCAACGTATGCGACAATTGCCGCCGAGAACTCCGCATTATTGACATAATGTGGTTTATCTTTTGGTTTCATTTCGTACCCTCAATGTAAAAGTATGCAACCATTATATACTAAAATAAAAGCGAAATCAAGCTTGACAACAAGTAAAAGTTATGTTACCCTAAAGCCGTTCAACGCCGCTAAGTGAATACTAATGAACTGTATCCTTCGGAACGAAAGGAATAACATTGGTATCTGGTGCAGAGTCTAAGGTTGCGTAATCTTCATCTGATATCTTTGCAGACATCTTTTCTAAGGCATCAAGGAATCGTTTCTCTTGACGAATCATCTCTTGATCGTGTTCAAACTTTCTCTTCTTTGCCAATGAATGCATGTGTGATAGTGCAGAACGATATTCCTTATAGTAACTTGAAGAAGGTCGTGCTGTACCAGTAACATGATTGATATTAATAATGATATATTCCTCAGCACTTTCTACCATAGTGAACCAAGGTTTCAAACCATACATCTGTTCGTTGTCCATATCAAAAGAATAAGTCATGGTCATTGCATTTCGAATGATCATTTCATTTCCACCGTTATCAGGCCACTCCATCACTTCACAGATGATTTCATCACCGGACGATAATTTCAATTGTACTACATTACTACTCATATCGGTACCTGTGTAATTTTATAGGGGAACTTCTCTCTTGTATATATCTTAATTCTTTCCGCGCTGTGTAACAGAGTAAAATTCTTCTTGGACTTGTAGTGCAGATCGTCTGCAATATCATACAACTTGGTTTCTGTTCCGTCATCTGACTTTCTCAATCCACGTCCTATCGATTGGAGTACTCTGATTTGACTTTTTGAAGGAGACGCGAATACGATGTTATGAATGTTTTTGATATTAATGCCAGTGGAGAAAGTCCCCAGACTAGCGAGAATAATAGAGTTCTTTTGACGATCGACAATGTTCCTGATCTGTTCTCGATCATTGGTTTTGGTTTCTCCGGAGACGTAGAAGAATCGTTGTTCATCTTTGAGGCGTTGTTGTATCAGATCCCGTAGAACCTTGCCGTGTTTGTCCACAAGATTAAACAATACCAGAGTATTGCCGCTTTGGTTAACCGCCAAATTCGCGATGAATTTGTTTCTTTTTTCGTACCTGACGATGAAATCAATTTCATCTTGGTAATTCCGTTTGTCGGTTAGTTGACAATGTTCCCTCGCATATTTAAGTAGTATTATATCTATATCGATTTTGGCAAGGGTATCCAACTTCTGCAACTCGTGTGTCGTAGTAACTCTGTGTACAGGACCGAACAATCCCTCAAGAACCAACTTGTGTACCTGAGTACCGTCTAATGTTCCAGTAGTACCGAATCGATACTCTGCGTTGATTGCCTTGTTCATAATAGACGACAGTGACTTAGACTTGAACCCGTGCACCTCATCACCTACTATACATCCAAACTGTTGGAACCATGGCGGGCCCAGTTTATAGATTGACTGCCATGTCGATACAATCAAGGGACACTCTGTCTCTTTGTCTTTACCTGAGTAGATACGATGCACATTGTTTTCTACATCCCACCCGTAATCTGAGAAGTCTTTGTACATCTGTTCCACTAGAGAAGTGGTTGGTACAATCAGTAGAAGTTTTTTGTTATGGTTTGCGAGATACCATCGTGCCAGTAGGTAGATGATGAAAGACTTACCTGAACCAGTGGGAGACAGTAGGATGGCGCGTTTATTTTCGATGCCATGCACCACTGCATCATATTGGTAGTCACGAGGTTTAAATGGTAGGTTAAGACCCTCTAGGAACTCCTGAAACGACATGTGAGGGACTTTATTACGATCGTAAGGGAAACCATAGGGTGATTCTTCAACCTGAATGCCATACCCACGTTCAGCTGCAAACTTGCGAATAGACTCATAGAGACCTGCATTGATCTCACCGTTGGTACGGTTAAACATACGGATCTTGCCGTCCCACACTCTCTTTCGCACCGCAGGCATAAACTTTGCGCCAGGTACTTCGAATGTAAAGTGTTCACTCAACTCTGAGACGACATGAGGCGCACACTCCGTCATTTGGAGCATGGCGTAGTTCTTCATTTTAAACTTTATTACTTCCACAGGTGCCGATTTTTCTCTGCGTCACGGAACGTGAATGCAGTGATGAAGAAGGCTCCCAGTACTACAAGGTGACCACCGACACTGTAGATTCCATAAAAGATCGTCCACCCCGCCCAGAATGTAAAGACAACAGTCCACATCACAGACAGATAGAACATGAGAATAAACTGTGTCAGTTCATTTGGTATATGTCGCAAGGGGTTTATTTTCAAATCAAAGAAGAAATCATACAGATCTCTCACTGCATATCCAATCTTATTAATCATC